ATGTAATCAAAAGGAAGACATAAGAGATATTGGTAATAGTGGATTCTCCGTAATGTCCAAGGAGTTCAGCATTGAGCTTCTCTCAAGAAGGTTTGCATTTTATGAAGAGACATTCATAGGAAAAAAACTTGATACCGCACACGATTTGAGAATGAGGTCATTGAGAGCAAGGGACTGCTTAATGAATGACCTTTACTTTGACACATTGAAACCAGTTAAGGAATAACTATGGGCGATAAATGGGACAACGTATCTGTCAGGTCTGCTCCAGACCCGCAACTATTAGAGTATTGCGAAACAAAGAAGCAGAAAGAATACCTTACTGCTTGGATAGAGTTTGGAACTTCTGCTGCTGCTGCTAAGGAGCTTGGATGTAGTGAATTCAACATCAGGTCATCTAAGAGAACTGTCGAAACAAACGCAGCCAAGAAAGGCTGGCAGAAGTCAGATAATCATGTCCCAGACGGGTATAAGGTAAAGGGGAAATCAACACTCCTTGATTCTGATGGGAATACTAAAATCCAATGGGTCAAGACTGAGGTAGATAAAGAAAGACAAGAAGAAATAATGAGGGAGCTATGTGAAAACCTCACTCAGAATATAAAACCTTGGCCTGTAATCAAGGCTCCTAAGAAAGTTGATAAAGACTTATGCTCAGTGTACACAATCACTGACTATCACATAGGTGCATACTCCTGGAATGAGGAGACTGGTGCTGATTGGGATATTAAGATTGCAGAGGATACTTTATACAAAGCATTCGGGGATATGATTAACGGAACCCCAGACTCTGAACAGGCAGTATTCGTTCAAATGGGGGACTTCCTACATTGGGACGGTCTGACCTCCGTAACCCCACTAAACAAGCACGTTCTTGATTCAGATGGTAGATACCCTAAACTAGTCCAAGTCGCCGTAGAAACCTGTGTACGGGCGGTAGAAATGCTATTGCACAAGCATAAGCACGTTCATGTAGTAATGTGCGAGGGTAATCACGACTTAACTGGGTCTGTCTGGTTGCAGGCCATAATGAAGATGGCATTTAAGAAGAACAAGAGAGTCACCGTGGATGATAGTGTGTTCCCATACTACTCATTTGCTTGGGGTAATGTCTTTCTAGGATGGCATCATGGACACCTAACTAAGATTAGGGGATTGGCTGGCAAGTTCTTCTCTGAGCCAAGGTTCCGTAGTCAGATGGCAAACACTGAATACATATACATTAGTACAGGACACTACCATACCAAAGAAGTAGTAGAGGTATCCGGTGCGGTGATAGAGAGACATCCTACATTAAACGCTAGAGATGCCTATGGCGCTAGGGGATTTGAACATTCCCAACGGGGCGCATTAGCAATCACTTATGACAAAAGTAAAGGCGAAATTAGTAGAGTAACGGTAACACCATGAGACAACTGAGCGAACTTAACATTATTGAAAACTGCCAACAGTGCATCTATCACAAAAAAGATGACATCAACCCTTCTCGTACTTACTGTGAGAAGCTGGCAGAAAAATATGGGAGGCCAGTAGAGATATGTGTAAACAAACACTTTCCAACCCTATGCCCTTTGTCGAAGGTGTAGCTAGGGTTAGGAATCCCTGTAGAGGTATATGCTCTACTTCTACCGTGGGGAGTATCTGGTGTGTAGGCTGTGGTAGGTATTACAAAGATGTGATTAATTGGAATGCCTATGATGAGTCCAACAAGATACTAGCCATGAAGAGGGCTACGGAACACCAACAGAAGAAGAGGAGTGGAGAGGTTACTGATAACCTAGATTACTTATGAAAGAAAAAGACGATTACAAGCCAGCGGGTCACACAAGGTTCACTATGAACATGAGAGAAGACCTGCATGAAGACCTCAGGACTTACTGCTTTGTTAACAAGGAGAACATGAGTTCAGTCATTGAGGAACTGATAGAGAAGCATCTTAACAAGCCAAGCTCTACTGACAAGAAGGTTATAGATGTTAAAGCAAAAGACATACAAGTAGGTGGGAATCATTATAAGGATTTTAAAATCCAACCCATAGAGTATATCCAGGCTAACGATTTAAGTTACTGCGAAGCCAACGTGGTTAAGTATGTCACTAGGTGGAGGAGTAAGAATGGTATTGAGGACTTGAGGAAAGCTAAACACTATATAGACCTGCTCATAGAGAGCGAGGTTAAAGAGCCTAACTTAGAATATTTAAGAGAGTGATATGCGAAAGAAAACACTTAGAGCCTTGATAGATGATGTAGCTAAGTTATTACAGAAACACGTTAGATTGAAAGCGGCGGTAGCTGCTGATAAGAATGGCTTTATAGAGTGTGTATCATGTGGGAAGTGGTATCACTGGAAGAATATGCAGGGTGGACACTGGATAGAAAGAGGGAAGCAAGCCACTAAGATTATGGAGGAGAACATCCATCCTCAATGTGCTGGGTGTAATCAGTACGGTATGCGGCATAGGACTCACGTTAGAGAAGGGTATTCTAAGTACATGAGGAGTATGTATGGGGATGACTTCTGTGATGAGATGCTGACTAGCTCCAGAAAGCCCAAGAAGTATTTAAGGGCAGACTTAGAAGATATGGTTAAAGAATTGAGAAGAAAGAACGCGGAATTAGAAGATGCCATTTAACTTGGAGGGTAAACCAAAGGTATCTATTATTACCATAATGTATAACGGTAGAACCCAATTGCTAAAAAGGGTGGTTCAAAGTGTTATCAACCAAAGCTATCCTTACTGGGAGCTTATCTTACAAGATGACCATTCTACAGACGGGACTTATGAAATGGCTGCTGGGTTAGCCATGACCGATAAAAGAATAAAGGTCTACAGGAATGAGAAGAATCTTGGCATATCAAAGAATAGACTTGAGGCTTTCAAAAATACAACTGGTGAATTAATAGCTCATTTAGATAATGATGACTTTTTATATCCAGACGCAGTTAGGTTAATGGTAGATGCCTTCCAAGGGAATCCAGAAATAGGTTTTGCTTATAGTGATATGGCATACATTGAAGACAATCTACCTTCTGGGTACATAGCTCATAAGAATTACGGAGAGCCGCTTAGTCAGTATGGTTGGAGACACTTTGGAATGTTTAGAAGAAGCGCCTACGACAAGACCAGCGGATACAATGTTGACCTAGCCTACCCTTGTGAAGACGCAGATATATTTATGCAGATTGCAGAGAAGTTTGTATTTACTAGGGTTCCCTTTGTTCTCTACGGATACCATAATCAAGGAGAACACGCTTACACTGGTATAGGCCCATGCAATACTTGTACTACCAGACATATATGTAATTTTTCTAGGGTGTTTGCTAAGAGCTTAACCCCTCCCATTGATGTGTTAACTTGGAAGCCGATAGAATAATGGACTTAAAACAAATCTGCGAATGTGGGAATAAAATGTTAATCATCTACGACAGGGAGGACGGTCTTGTAGTTAAAGGGTGGTTCTGTCCCTGGTGTAGGAAGTGGCAAAAGAATGATATGCGGAGTATGTTGGCTTGAAACAGGAAACCCAGAGTGTAGAGGTAGACCCCATGGAGCCAGAGGAACTGGCGAAGTGGGTGAACGACAACTTACCCTATTTGGAGGGGACGGAGCAGAGGGCGATAGGGACTCTAGCAATGATGGTGAGGGATTACTCAGACTTCATGGAGGAGAATAATACAGTAGATGAGTTGTTCAGTATGTTCATCTCTATGAGGTACAAAGAGGTTATGGATAAGGAGCTACATTAGTGTCAGAAATAAGAAATAAAAAACACGCAAGAAACTTAGTGTTGTTTAAGGGGATGGAGTTTCACAGAGGCATCTACCCTACTGACCTAGATGCCTTTATAGAAGTAGATAATGAAACCTTTATACTCATTGAGTGCAAGAAGGGTAATTCTAAACCAGATAGGGGGCAGGCTTTAGCATTGAGGAGGCTTGTGGATTCTCTTAAGGATAAGAGAGCATACCTATTACTAGCCTCTCATCAATCTGATGGAGATATAATTCTAGCTGACTGCCTAGTTACTTACTTTAGACACAATGGAGAGACTAGGAAAACAAGTAAGAGGGTAACAGTGAGGGAGTTTACAGACTGGATAT